AAGGTCAAGGCCATGAAGCGCGCTTACTATCTCCGCTGCAAGGCCCGCCGCTTCTCCCGACCCACCTCCACCCATGCCTGACCCATCCCACCGCCCCTACCAACCCATGACCATCATCAAACCCGACTCCCTCCCCCGCCTCTGGTGGCTCTTCCCATGGAGCATCGCCCGTCAGCTGCACAAGAACGCCGTGGCCCTCAAGGCCTTCTCCGACCGCCTCGACCAAGCCGTGACCATGCAGACGCATATAATCTCCGACCAGTCCGAGGAGATTCACTTCCTCCGTCAGCGCGTCAGCGACCTGAACGACGCCATCACCCGCGGCGCCATCACCCCCGACGCTCACCCCCATGAGTAGTTTCCGCCACCTCGACGGCATGGTCGCCCTGCTGTCCGAGATATATGAAATCAACGAGCGCATCATGACCGGGGACATCTGCTCCGCCAAGTCGGCCATCGCCTCGACTCGCATGAAGAAACTCCTGCACCACTACCACGAGGCCCTGCACGAGGACGGCGCCGTCAAGGTCTCCCTCCAGGCTTACGCCGCCGCCGGCGGCTGGGTCGGCATCACCTACTCCTACGAGCTCGACGGCTTCGAGGTCGCCGGATCACAAGTCCCGAGACGCGTATGAGCGAAGACATCGTAGGACAAATCAAGGACATCAAGGGACGGACTTGGCAGGAGGCTTTTTACATCCAGACCAAAGCCTTCCTCGAAAAGAACTCCGAACACCTTAAGGAAATCGAACGCCTCAAGGCCGAGGTCGAGCGGCTGACCAAGGCCGGGGATGCGATGGCGGACATGGTCGATTGGGAAGTGCCTTACGAACGCCGCAAGAAGCTAGAGGCAGATTGGGCCGCCGCCAAGGAGGGCAAGCAGCCATGACCCTAAACCAGCGCTTCTCCGTCGTCGCCCTGCTGCTCCTCGGCCTCAACGCCCAAGCCAAGACCGACGCCGCCTTCCTCGAGGCCGTCGCCGCGGTCGAGTCTGGGCACAACCGCAAGGCCATCGGCAAGGCCGGTGAGCGTGGGATGTATCAGGTCGGCAAGGCCGCATGGGACGACGCCTCCGCCCGCCTCAAGGCCGAGGGCCACTACGCCTTCCCCTGGTCTAAGTGGCGCGACGCTACGGCGCAGGACATGGTGGCCGCCTCGCATCTCCGCTGGATCAGGTCGAACTTCCACCGCATCGGCATGACCGACCCGACCCCCGAACAGATGGCGCTCGTCTGGAACGTCGGTTGGTCGGAGGCCCGCAGCCGAGACTTTCGGGCGAACGACTACGCCTTCCGCGTGGCTAATTTATTCCGCTCGCAAAAGGTTTTGAGCCGTTGAAAGTTTCGACCATGTCTCACATGGTCATAGCCGTGGATCCTGGCGCGAACGGCGCCTTCGTCTGGTCGGTCGACGGCATCGGCATCGAGACGCGGAAGATGCCTGGCTCCGATGTCGAGATCTGCGAGCTGATGGCCGAGCTCTCCTGCAAGACGAAGAGCGTCGCCCTGTTCCTCGAGACTCCCTCCGTCGCCGGCTACGGCCCCAAGATTCCCGGCGCCTCCATCGCCAAACTGCAATTCAACGTCGGCCTGATCTACGGCGCATCAATCGCCATGGGCTGGCAAGTCCGCCGCATCGATCCGAAGGCATGGCAGAAGACCCATCCCGTCGGCAAGAAGGCCGACCACGGCTCCGGCTGGAAGCGACATTTGAAGGCCAGGGCGAAAGAGCTCTTCCCCCAGACCGACGTCTATGACTGGACGGCCGACGCGCTGCTCATCTACGACTCCGCCATCCGCGGCGTCATTAACTGAGTTAACATAACTCAGGCAAACCCTCCCTTTTGTAACCTTTCCAACCTATGAAGAAAAACACCCTCTCCCCAAACGCCGAGATCCCTGGCACGCAGTACATCCTGCTCCCCGACAACCGCGTAGCCCGTCTCCTGACGCCCACCGTCCGCCCCTCCGGCGACAACTACAACCTCCGCATCGGCGGCCGCACGCGTCAGTTTACGCTCGAGGCCATCAAGGCCATCATCGCCGGCGCCGACCCCGCCACCGTCGGCAACAAGTAACTCTTCCCACATGAGCACCACGCCCAAAACCCAGTCCGCCACCGCTGACCTCGTCGCCGCCCTCGCGCAGCTCGACAACGTCAAAGCAAACAAAGTAAACCCCGGCTTCAAGAACCGCTACGTCTCTCTCGACGCGCTGCTCGACGCCATCAAGCCCGTCCTCCTCGACCACAACCTGGCTCTGATCCAGACGCTCGTCTCCGAAGAGGGCAAGGTCGGCGTGTCCACCGCCTTCCTGCACACGTCCGGCGAGCGCTTCGACTTCGGCCGACTGATGGTCAAGTCCGAGGGCCTCGACGCCCAGAAGATTGGCGGCGCGATCACCTACATCCGCCGGCAGTCCATCCAGACCGCTTGCGGAATCTCCGTTGACCTAGACGACGATGGGGCCGTGGCGGCCTCTGGCTTCCGTTCTGCGGCCATTTCGCAGTCCATCCTAGGCGGTGCCTCCACCCCCCGCCCCCTCACCAGATGAGCGACCCTAAGGACTTAAATCCCTTCGACCCCATCTCCGCCGCGATGGGCGCCATGCACGGCCAGAACCTCCTCGCCGCCAAGGACGCCCGCATCCGTCAGCTCGAAGAACGCCTCGAAGGCATGCGCGAGGCCGGTGACGCTCTCTGGTACTGCGTCCGCCACGCGCAGCGCATCCACGCCGACGAGCTCATCGACGCCATCGAGGAATGGCAGGAAGCCCGGAACCATGGCTGACATCCCCAAGGGCATCGAGAAGATCGCGGCCACCGTCCCGAAGCAGTACGCCCTGCTGCTCTTCCTGGACGGCTTCCCCTACGTCGAGTTCACCGCCCGGAAACACGCCGACTTCCTGACCGACCTGAACGCGTGGAAGCGCAAGACCTACCCCTCCTTCTCCCGCTCCGTCGTCCGATTCTTTACGCTCGCACCTAACGGGGAGCTTAAAGAACTTACCTTTACCAAATGACCAACCGCGAATACCTGAGGAACATCCTCAATCAGTTAGCCGGCGAAGTCGCCGCCCTCCGCCCGACCCCTGAAGAGTCCGTGACCCTCGCCGGGTCTGATCTGATGCAACTCCAGATCGCCATCAACGAGGCCGCCACCGAACTCGAGCGCCTTGACGTCGAGAACATCGAGGAGGCCTATCACATCAAGCCGATCTATGACCGCATCAAGGCAGTCATCGCCCATGAGCGCGTCCTCCGCAATCAGCTCGACCGCGTGGCCCTCGCCGCCGACAACGCCATCGACCTCTGCAACCTCCTTTCCGCCCACGTCGAAGAGCACAACCCGAACGACGAAGACGAAGCCCTCTAAACTTTTCCCACCATGCCACAAATCCACGACCGCAAAGAATACCGCGCCTTCCCGGCGCTGAACCAGTCCGCCGCCAAGCACATCCTGACCTCGCCGGCGCATTATCAGGCCTACATCAACACGCCCCAGGAAGAGACGAAGGCTCTCAAGTTCGGCACGTTCGTCCACGCCGCCGTGCTCGAGCCCGACACCCTGAACGACCTCTACGCGACCGCCCCTGAGGTGGATCGCCGAACCAAGGAAGGCAAGGAGACCTGGGCGGCCTTCGCCACGGCAAACGCCGGCAAGACCATCCTCGACGCTGAGGAGGCAAAACTTGGCTTCCATGTCGCCACTTCGGCCGAGCACGCGCTGAAGACCCACGGCGTCGTCTTCGACGCTACCGAAGTGATGTTCCATGTCGACTACTGCGGCGTCCCGCTGAAGGCCGCCATCGACGGCGTGGCCGGCGACTACCTCTGGGACATCAAGACCACCGACGACGCCTCCCCCGCTGGGATGCTCAAGGCCATCCGCAACTACCGCTACAACCTTCAGGCGTATTGGTACCGCCTCGTCTACGAGCTCGCGACGGGCAAACGCCCCCTTGGCTTCCGTTTCCTCTTCATCGAGAAGGAGCCTCCCTTCGCTTGCGCCGTCTGTGAGGTCGGCCCTGAGCTGATGTCCTGGGCGATCGCCGACTTTGAGAAGGCGCTGACGACCTATAAGGGCTGCACCGAGTCCGGCATCTGGCCCGCCTACCCGGACGACATCCAGGTCATCGACGTGAAGACCACGACCACCGCCGCCCCCATCACCTTCGCCTAATGAAACTTTATGTCGAAGAATACGACGGCTCTATTGAATGGCCGTTTACTGTGTTATTCTGGGTTCTTGGGCTAGCATTTCTATGCACTGTTTTAATCGGAGTTAATCAGCTTTTGCCTTCTGAGCCTACGGAAACAAGCATACTTTTCCGCGGAACTGTTTTTAAACGAAGCAGCGGAGACAGGAATGACCATGCTGTCTACTCGGTTCACTTAGGCGGAACTCGAAATGAAAGAAGGTCTGGAAGCGGCGTCGGGGTGACCAGCACCGGAAAGTCAGTTGGAGTCGGCCCGGTGATTACCTCTTATGAGGTAGCCGTTTCAAATGACGTTAAGGTATGGACAAAGGATAAGGACATCAAAACATCCATTGACCACGCTATGCTCAACGACGAGCGCATAACCATTTTATGCCGACTCTGGAACAGAGACGGAGGATACGAAGTAATTTCAATTTCCCGATAACCACATGACCACACCGAACCAAGACCGCCCGCCCCTCAAGTCCATCGAGACCGCTGGGACGTATAAACTCAAACTCATCAAGCCCGCCTTCGATAAGATCCGCGCGTGGGAAGACGGCACCGTCTCCTGCCGCCTCTTCTTCCTCGACGACCAGGGCAACTGCCTGTCGAAGTCCTTCTCCTCGAAGTGGGGCAAGCCCCTCGCGATGCTCGTCGGGAAGTTCTCCGGCAAGTTCACTGAAGAGCTGCGCCTAGATGCCACCCCCGCCGAGTTCATGGAATACATCACCCCGGCCTGTGGCAGGACGTGCCTAATCGGCGTCGAAGCCGAGCCGTCCGGCGAGTATAACGGCAAGCCTCAATACAAGTACAAGCTGACCTACCCTAAGGGCAGTCAGAAGCCTGTCGTCAACGACCTCCCCAACCCCGAAGACGTCCCGTACTGATGAACAACCTCGCCAAGATCCGCGAGGCCCTGGTCGAGGCGCTGCTCAAGGCGCCCGACCTTAACCTCCGCCGCGTCCGTCGTCGTCTCGGCATCTCCGGCCGCCAGACCCGCATCGCCTCCCGAATCGCAAAAGCCACGCGCAAGGCCTCCGCCGCCGCATGACCACCATGTCCGCCCCGACCCTTGTCCTGATCTCCGGCTTCGCAAGGGCGGGGAAGGACACCCTCGCCTCGGGAATCCTCGAATGGTCGACCCGACCGTCTCGCAAGACCAACTTCGCAGACTACCTCAAGGACGCGGGGAATGACTTCCTCATGTCCCTAAACCTAGAGGGAAACTTCCACGACGATCGCTTCAAGACCCTACATCGGGACTTCCTCGTGGCCGGCGGACGCCTCGCCCGCTCCCTGGACGTCGACATCTTCGCCAAGAACCTCGCCAACTTCTGCCCGATCCAGATGGCGCCCGGTGAACTTGCCCCCGAGACGGTCGTATGCAGTGACCTTAGATACGCGAACGAGGTCGCCGTCTGTCAGGACGTGCTCATCGACCTCGGCTGGAAGGTGCGCACCGTCTACGTCGCCACCGCCGGCGTCGGCCCCGCCAACCAGGAGGAGATGGACAGCATCCTCGAGATCCGCGAGAAGCACGCCTTCGACCTCGAGCTGACCTTCGCCCCCAACTCGCGGAATACGATCCTCATGGAGGGCCGCTACATCGCGAAGACATGGAGGCTCTAGTCATGAATGACGACCTGAGCATGGACGAGCGCATAGCCTGGGCCAGACGCTCAGGCCTGACCGACGAGCGCATCGCCTTCCTGCTCGCCTGTCCGAAGTATACCCGAACCGGGCGGAACGACAAGCCCGCCTACATCAAGACGGAGAATCCGAATCATCACCTTCAGAAGCTTGGCGACTGCTGGTGGCTGCGCATCCGCCGGCGGAAGACCAACATCGTCCACAACCTAGGCAAAGACCTCGAGACCGCCCGCAAGAACCGCGACGAGATGCTCGCGGCCTATGACGCCGGCAAACCCATTCCACACCTCGACCAATGAGCACCCCTACCCGCTTCGTCGCCTTCGGTGATAACCACGGCGACATGGCTGACGAGAACGCCGTCGAGGCCCTGGTCGAGTTCATCAAGGACTACAAGCCGACCGTCCGCGTCCATCTCGGCGATTGCTTCGACTTCCGATCCCTGCGCCGTGGAGCCGGGCAGGATGCCGAAGGCGCCGAGTCCCTCATCTCCGACATCGAGGCCGGTGAAGCCTTCCTTGAGC